TAATCTTAGAATACCTAGGGTAGCATAAACCAGATCTAAAGTTAGTAAATCTTAGCAATACAATCAATATAGATAAGCAATCGCCTTTCCTTTTGCTTGGCAGTGAGAGAAATAAGTCGTGATTAAATAGACTTACATTCAATCTTATATGCGATTTATTAGCCACGATTTACCTTGTATTTACATACCTTATCATGCTCAATCTGTAATTTAAGCATTTCATAGTACCATTCTTCCTCTAAGATAGGGTTTAAATCAGTTTTAAAGGGGTATAGACGCTTAACTTTGAACTCTAGGCTGTCTGTGCTTGGTATAGGTTTATAGTATAGCAAAAAACAAGGTATATTTAAGCCTTTAGCTATGTATTCTACAACAGTAGTATATTTATTATAGTTCTTACCAGTATCATATACAGTTTCAATGACTGCTAATGGCTGCCAACAAGGTTTATTAATACAGATAGGTACACTATCTATATCTATGTAAGCAATATCAGAACATTTATTTCTATGCCACTCGGAATAGTAATCTCCAAATCCACCTACGAAATAATTATATCTAGCCATTAGTTATTAATAATTTTATCTGATTTTAAAATATTATCCATTCTCCACAAAGGTTGGAGATTTTTATAATTACATGCTTTAAATTGTTCAGATTTTACTAGTAAATTGAATTTAGATATTGGTATTATGTGATCAATATGCCAATCTCCATAATTATTCCAACTCATATTTTTAACAAACTTACTTTCAATATGTTTTTTAAATTTAATCCAATCACATCCAAGAAGTTCTTGCATTGATCCATATTTTTTTCCCCTGTTATATTTAATATATTCATACAATCTTAATCTTAAATTTTTTCTTAATCTAAAAATAGGATCTGTCTTCATTCTTTTTCTAATTCTTTCATTTGTAGAACTTCTAACATGTGGTAATTTTTCATAACTTTTTCTCCATAAACTAAATTTAATTTTATTTTTATTTTTCCATTCTTTATTTTTTTGGTATAATTTTTTTTTGTTTTTTAAAAAATATAATCTTTTTTGCTCTTTGATTAATTTTTTATTTTTTATTAAATATTTTTTTCTAACTTGCAAAGTATGATTTCTGTATTTTAAATCTGTTTTCATTTTATTTTTTTTATTGATTCTAATTTTTAATGCAATGTGAGGATTATTGTGGTGGTATAATTTAGTTCTTTTTTTTTCTTTTTCTCTAAACTTTTTATCTAATTTATATCTTAATCTTTTTTTTAAATTATCTCTTTCTCTATATATTTTTTTTGCTTGTTGTTTTTCTTCTTCTGTAAAATATTTTTTTTTTGGCATAATTATGTATTATTCTTTTACCTTATAATAAAAGCTATCGTCATCTGACGTACTCCAACTATCTGTTTCAACGCTTGGATAATCCATATTAGTTTTATAATCTGGTATCTGATCTTTAACTGTAAAGTTTGGTAGATTAAATAATATTTTATTGTTTGGCATGAGTGCGAAATTACCTTGCCACTCATCATCTTTATTTAATTCTAAAATATGGTGGTGTTTATGTTCAGCACTTACCTCACTGTAAGTTATGTTTAATAAGTTCATATCAGGTTGAGCATAATCAATACTAAATAAATAATTAGCTCTATGTAATTTATTATTACGATCAATAAACTTACACTGTGATGTGGCTAGTGCATTGTACTCAATAACATTAGCATGATAAGATAAGCAATCCCAATACACAGTTTGTTTTAATTCTAAATCAACTACATCTTTTCTATTGTAAGCATCAGAAAAAAAAGCTGTGATTGGTAGCCTTGCATAGTTAGCACCATTTGGTAGCATGATATTAAACAATGGTGTTCTACCCTCTAATGTAGTTATAGAATGAATAAGACAAACTTCTTCTTCGCCAATATGTTTTTCTTTATTGTATAAATATTCCAATCTAACTTTGGCTTTCCATACAGGAATATTGTGATTAAGAAATGACATTATTTAATTTCTGTAATTGTAGATTGAGAGCTTGCACTTCCTCGTTAAGCCGATCTATTTCTTTTTGTAAGATTAAAATCTTTTCGTTGTACATTTCTATTACATCTTCAACATGCAATTCTTTATCAATCATTTTAATTTTCTATTTTTTTAATGGATAAAATACAGCCACGAGGAATAACCACTGCATCGCCTATATCAAAATCTTCTAAATTTTCGTTGATGCTATATGTGGCAAAAGTTTTTATCCAATCTTTATTATCTTCATAAAGGTAGCCAATGGTTGTACATTTAGCTGGAAGTAATTTATCAAATTCATCTAAACTACTCCAAGCATTATCGCATGATTGTATATCCAACCACTCAACAATTACTTTATCATAGTTTATGTGTTTCATACCATGCCTCATAAAAATCTATTGGAGTGATGCCAGTTAGTTTAGTTATTTGTTTCATAAAACGTGGATGTGGAATGCGTTGGCAATTTTTCCACCTTAACAAAGTAACTGTTGGATTAGTTCCTTTTAATCCTAAAAATTTTGCAGCGTCTTTGTTCTTAAGTTTTTTTTCTTCCTGCCATTGTGCTAATTTGTGTTTCATTTTCCTTTCCTTTTTATTTTATTACCAAAGCAATCAAACATTCTATGATACCTTTTAAGTAATTTTCTTATTTGTTTATTGAAGTTAGTTTTCATATTTACCTTTCTGTTTAAAAACCCTTATAAACCAATATGGTTTCATGTCAAATATTATTATTGACATAAAGGTTATTAACATTAGTATGCTTTTAAACAATGAAAGGTTTATATGGTTATTGATTTAACAAAGAATAATAGTATCTCGGCACTAAATAATTTTGATCCTGATATTTGTATTAAATATTATCAGGCACTTGGTTTGGACCACAGTTCGCCATCTCAAGATCAATTAACAACAAGTGATTGGATCGTCAGATATTGTTTTTTTACACAAGAACAGAGGAGAGCTTTACAAGGTTCTTACAGAATGAGTGCTGGCGTAAGTATTGGTAGAGCATCACAAAAATATATTTCTAAGTATATGTATGAAGCTGAGAAAAAAATTCTAAATGAAAAAAAAGATTTAGATACTATCATCAAAGAAGAATTAATTGAGTATGATAAGTATGTCGTGGCAGATGAAGAAGATAAAATACAAAAAGAAGATACAAAAAATTATCTTGCAGACATGATTAAATTGACTTGTAAAGCAATAGCTGACTTAAAATTAGGAGATGAGGTTGCAAGTGAAAGATACTGCACTTATAAATTTAAAGAATTAGTTTTAGATAAAATTGGTAGAATAGATTACGAACAGATGGATACTTCTGTGAGTGGTACTAAACCTAAGTTAGTGGAGTTAAAAACAAAACATAGAAGCAAAAGAAAGTCAGATACTAAACAAGGTTACTCTTGGATCAAAGGTTATCTACCTAAACAACCTGACATCAACCATGTTAAACAATGTGCTTTCTATTGGTACGCTACAAAGAAAACTCCTCATTTACTTTATGTAAACCAAGACAGCTACAATGTGTTTACTCCTGACACTTGTGAATTGCTTACACCTGAGTACATGGAGTTCTTAGTGCAGCAAGATTTAATTACAGCTAAGATTAGACAGAACTTAGTTTATATTACAAAAGGTAATCCTTACGACATGGCTAAGTTAGTTCCGCCACCAGATTTTTCTGGTTTTATGTGGAAGACTATAGCTGATGAACACGTTAGATTAGCAGCTTCATTGTGGGATAATGTGTAGAATTATGGATATAAATTATTATCAGAAGCAACACGAAAAGATTAGACAACAATTTAGGCATGATAATATAATGCGTAAATTAAAACAAAGGGAAGATAGGGAGTTTAGAAATATGTTTATTAAAGTAGTTTTAATTTTAATAATATTTGTTCTTATAATTTACATAATATCAAAATGAAAATTGTACTTACAATAATTCTTATGAATGGCTATGCCAATACATACGAATATAAAGTAGATAAGATTGATCCTCGTTTGTGTGATGCTTTATTTAGTAAGCATACTTATGTACACACAAGCAAGTTCAGTACAGCAAGAAACAAGACAGGTACATTCTATAAATCCAAAGAGGTTTTCGCATATACCTGTGATTATAAAACAACCTAAGGAAACAAATGAAAGAAAAAATAAAACAAGTGAATGATTTGTGTGCATCCAATGGCACATACATAAATCAACATGGTAAGAAAACAGTATCAGCCTGGTCAAAAATTAAATACTTTAGAGAAGTATTTGGTACTGAGTTTGGTATCAACTGTGTAATACAAGAACATTCTGATCGTTATATTATAATGAAATGTATTATAACTAAATGCGATCCAGAACATATTATAGCAACAGGTTACTCTAAACAGTTTAGAGATAAACCAGGTTATCTTGAGATAGCTGAAACATTTGCAATCACACGAGCTTTATCAATCATGGGTATTCTTCTTGAAGATATGACATCTAAGGAAGAGTATGAGGAATTAGATATTCCAGTACAACCTATGAATGGCAAAGGCACTACATCAACAAATGTTGATGATGGTGTAATTAATGAATTGATGAAGAAGGTACATTACGCACCGCATACAGCTAAATTAGATTTTCTGTGGCGTGCTAATAAAGATCTTCTAAATCAAATAAAAATAAAAGATCAATCCACTTACGATTCTATTTTAAATAAATTTAATAGTAAGCGTGATGAGATCACAACTCAAAATGAGGTATAGATGAACGACCAACCAAAGAGCAAGATATATTTAAATCTTGTTCCTAACTTAAATAAAAAGCCAGGCGACAATCAACCAGTATTTGTTGCACCTAATTCTCCAAAAGCTCCAGAAGGAAAGCAATGGAAAATGAACGTGTCAATCAATAATGAATGGTACGATTACGCAGCGTTTGATGGAACTGACATTGAAGGAAACTCAACAGGTGGATACACTGTCATTCTAACAAAGAAAGAAGCACAAGCGACACAAAACAAACAACCTGGATTTAAAGCTGGAGGCTTTCAAAAGAAAGCGTTTACAAGCGGAAAATCTTTCGGTAATAGACAATACTAATAGCTACGTAAGTAACTATTAATTCTACCCTTGGGGTTTTACCTCGGCTGTTCTCAGCCACCCTTTCGTTGTTTCCCTGAGGGTAGAGTAAAAAACAGAAAAGGAACTATATGACTACTAAAGAAGATTTTATTTCTATTGAAGAAAAAATACAGAAGAAGATTATACAAGAACGCCATGAGGATTATGGAGATTACCAAGAAAACTTTGCATTACTTGCTGAACTATTCTCCATTGTTTTATTTGATAAGATTAATAAAGCACTGACAGCAGAGGATGTGGGACACATTATGATGGCACTAAAACTATATCGCTGCACCAAGAAATATAAAGCTGATAGCTATGATGATCTTGCGATCTACTGCAAAATGACAAAGAATTTAAGACATAAAGATATTGCCAAAAAGGATAAATAGTGGTAAAAGTTATTCGCAATAAGAACTGTGAGTGTTCCTTTGTATATTCAGAGGAATTTGATAGTGCTGAAATCGCATCAGATCCAGCTGCCAAAGGTGTAGTGATTGATGTAAAGATTAAAACTATTAAAACAGTTTTTACAACGATTAAACAGAAGGATGATTTAGTTGGACAAACTAAAGATTCGTCTGCAAAAGATGAGAGATCTGCAGGAGCTAAGACATCAGAAAGCTCTGGAGTTCTTTCATAAGTATCAAAAGAATCTAAATGATTCTAAACGTTTGATATTTAAAATTGAGCAGACAAAAGAAAAGATAATGGCGTAATCATTATCTTAAATGATAAACAACGAACAGTTGCATTGCAACAAAGGGGATAGCTATGACACCAAAAGAGTTTAAGAAAGAAATCAAACTAAGATATTCATTTAATAGTTTCGCTAACTTAGATGACAGAGAAAGAAAGATTTATCGTACAGGATTTAGAACTGGATATAAATTGGCACGACAATTTTTTAGAAACAATTACAGATACAAACAAACAGTAGTTAAAGAAGTTGTTAAGTATGTAACGATCAATGATGTGGTTGTACCTGAGAATGTTAAAGAGATATTAGCAATCGTTGCCAATCAGTTAGGTGTAAATGTAAATGATATTATTGCAAAGACTAGAATACAAGCTGCAGTGATTGCACGATCCATATTAATTAATGTGCTTAGAGATAAATACTCTATGCCATTTACAAAGATTGGAGTTATCTTAGGTAATCGTGATCACACTACAATGATCCATCATGTTAGAATGAAAATGAATAAGGAACATTTCTGGCAGCCAGATCATGTTATCTGGAATAGATATGATTATGTTATGAAAACTGTAAAATAGTTATTTCTTAAAACCAGATAACAAACTCTTATAAGCCTTCTTAGATATAGTAGATTCTGATTTAGATCTTGATGTACCAGCTTCTTTACGTTTGTTAATATTATAATACAAACCTTTACGAGCCATCTTACCTTCTTTTGTTTTATGATATTTAGATTTATCCATATTATTTAGCTAACATTGATTTGCCTTTTTTCTTTACACCTTTGATCGTACCTTTATTTTCAGATGCGTAGAAAATAGCTGTTCCTTTTTTCTCTCCATATTCCTTTTGCATTTCTGCAAGAATCTTTTTACCTTTTTTATTCAGTGGCATACTTATGTTTACATTTTTGTTTCTTTAAGTACTCAATGTACATGTTCATTCTTTTATCATTTTCATTATTATTGACAAGAGCTTGTTTCTCTTTGGTACGCACATTATTAAAGTATATCTCATAGCAACTATGATCTATTGAATGACAGAAATTAAGTTTCTCAGCATTGATAACCCATCCCCCCTCATTTGACATGTGTTCCTTACCACAGATATGGCAGTTGCCGCAGGATTTAATTATTAATTTTTTCTTACCCATTTTTTATTTTTTAAAAAAAACAATTTGTATAAAGTTGTCGCACCTAATATTGTACACCCTAAAACTTTTATCGTCTAGTCTTCAATAAAATTATTTAAAAAATATTTTACTCAAAAAATATCGTTTGACATAATATAACCGATATGGTACACTACCTAAATAATAAAAAAACAACAAAGGAGAAAATATGAAACAAATGAGAGAAACATCTGATAGAGAAAATTTAGTTAAGTCTTATGATGACTTAGCTAATTCTATCTTACCAGATAACTTACCTTACATCACTTATGATGAGGCGAGGAAAGCATCAAGATTGTTAGCTAGAAAGTTTGGCAATAAGAAAGATGCTGCTCCATCAAGATATGGAAACTATCCAATCAATCTTCAGATAAGAAAATGTTGGGTTTGTTTATCTGGAAATTCTTCTCTATTAAGTAGAGGATGGAGAAGATTAATACATGACTTAGCACATAGGCTCTTTAGATATAGGAGTCCAAGTCTTCCTGATCATTGTGCTTTGCAAGCAGAGTTTGAGGGACAAGTTATAAGATATGTCATTCAATCTGGTTGGTTAAATGGAAAGTTAAAACAGAAACCAAAAGCAGAATTGTCTTCAGATCAAAAGAAAGAAATGAAGATTACAAAACTTAGAATGGCTGTTTTAAAATGGGAAAGAAAAATAAAACTAGCAAATACTTTTCTTAAGAAATATAAATCTAAATTAAAGAGAGCCACTAACTAAACTTAAAACTTTGTACCCCTCAAAATTTGGGGGGTACTTACCCTAGCACCCACCTCAAGAAACTCATATACGTTTAAATTTGAAAGACTTTTTTTAAAGATTATTTCTTTTTATGCCTTGCCGCAAAGTTTCTCGCAGCTTCCTTTGAACTAAATCCCCAGGCTTTGAGTGCCAACTTAAGACGTGTGGGTTTACCAGATTTAGTAAGTAAAGATCCTTTCATCCCTCCAAAGCGAGCAGCAAAGGAAACTCGTCTTGGATTAACACCTGATTTAACAGGAGCTTTTAAATTAGATCCCTCAGTACGTTTAAAGTAAGCACGACCAGCAGCGTTCAATCCTCCGCTAGGATTTTGATACATTTTTTTAACCATTATAATTTCTCTCTAAAAGGGTTGTAGTCATCCTCATTTATATTAAAGCATTTACACTGATTTAGTAAAGCACAAAATCCTTTTCTTAACCAAAAAATACATTTGACATTTAGCATAAACTATACTCTCCCTTGACCAGCATATTTTTTATATGTCTTGTGTTTATTAACTCTCTTTGTATGCCTACCTTTTCTTTTCTTAGGTGGCTTTCTTATATGTTTATTCTCAAGATTTTTTCTTGCCATTCTTTTTAATCTTTACCTTTGCTTTTACTCCTTGCTGTGCAAGTAATGTAGGTTTCTTTTTAGAATAAGATTGTGCAAACATTGTAGTTATTTGATCACTCATTTTTTAAATATATCTAATGTTGGTTTTAATCCATAGATCGCACCGAAGATACCTACGATTAACCATTGATACCATGATGGGAACTTACCAAAGTAATCAAAGAATAAATCTAATTTAGATTTAATATTAACATCATCACTAATGATTGCGTAAGATAAAACAATAATTGGAATACATACTACGATTAAAACAAATTCATCTTTCCAAGTCTTGTCTTGTTGATCTGATACATCTCTTTGATATTCTATTTCACCACGAGCCATACGTTCAAAGTATCGTTTCTCTGCTTCACTTTCTAATAGTTCTGATTGCTTATGATTCTTATAGATCTCAGCACCAGTTTTAAAAACAGTTGGTAATATACTCCACCACATATTAATGACAGCTCTTCATTATGTTTGACAACTCTTCGCATCTGCTTGGTGTTTGTCTATACCACGCTGAGTTTAACATCTCTGCAGCTGCTCTACTATAATCATGTTCTTTCAATGCTTCAAACATTTTCTTAAACTTAGAAACCCCAGTCTTTCCTAATTGAAATACCATCTCAATGATTACTTCTTTAGCAACAAGAGCCACATCATAACCTTTTAATAATTCTTCTGCACCCTGAACAGCTTTGTTAAAGTCTTTCTCAAACAATGCTTCAAGTATATCCTTGTCATAGATAACGCCTTCAACAAAATCATCTTCTTCTGTAAGCAAATGACCATAGCCAATGGTAGCTTTACCTAATATATCCAGGTAAACTTTACTTAGAAAGCCTTCGTGTCGTTTAATCCTTGATTTTAAATCTTCGTACATTTTATTTAACGACTATCTTACCATCTTCGTAAACATAGACAATCTTAACATTCATATCTTTTTGAATCTTAGATGGGGATCTATTTATTCTATCGTTCTTTTTATGTGCGTATTTAGTATTTGATTTTCTATATGACACAGTCTTAACGTCATAGTTGCAATACTCTTTTGTTTTAATATTAAACGTACAAATATCTATTGGACCAACACCACCTAGTGCTGTGAATACAATTAGGTTTGGATCTTTAGCAAAGTATGCTTGTGCTAGTGCCTCTGATACTAAACCCTTGTCTGATTTCTTCATCAGTATTGTTCGTTGTTGTTTTAGTTTTTGAATTGAAAGAAACCTATGACTGAACCTGCTATGCTGCCAATGATTACTAGAAATGCTATGACACCTTTACCCATGCTCATATCAGTTCTAAGATCTTTGACTTCCACTGTAAGATCATCTAATCGTTTTATGATCATATCCATACGTTCTGATGAATACTTCTCATAAGATGATAATCTTATAGCAGTAGCAGATATAGGTTGCTTCTTTCTTTTCATACACCACCTATAGTGGTTGTGGATAAAAAGTCAATTAAAGATTGTAATTATGTGGATTGCTCTTTGGTTTCTATGCAATCAAAATGAAAGGATGGTTTGACTTTCTCAAACTGATCTAATGGGAATAGCTTATTCTGTTCTGCTATAAACCCATAGCCAGCTATGGTGCATTCCCTAAAGGTATCAAACTTCTTACCTGTACTCATGGTGTCTAAGCAATTACCATTAACCATTGAGCAAACAGTAAAGACTAATAAAAATTTCATTATGATTAGTTATACTAAAATGTGGATAAGTAAATAAGGGTGGCTATTAAACCACCCTTACCTTATAGACTACTCTTCGTCTTCGTCTTCTTCTAAATCCAGATCATCATCCATATCATCTTCGTATGATACATCATTATCATCTGGGTTGATAACCAATTCCAAGTCATCTAATAAATCTTTGATTTCGTAGATGATGTCTTCGGCTGACTTTTTCTTTTTTGCCATGCAAACTCCTATAGTTGGTTTGGCAATGGCGAGATAGGGTTAATTGAATAATAAGTAAATAAAATTATTTTTTATAACTCTTTGAATTATAAATATAATTTATTTATTTTTATATATTTTCTCTACTGTTTCTAAATAATTATTCCAGAAAGACTTAACGTCTGCTGTGTAATCATTAAGGAACTTATTCCAGTATGATTTAATATCTGAATAGTTGTACATAGTATTCTCCATTGGTTAATGAAGGATATATGGGTTTAACTATTATTTTTTCAAGCTACAATGTAGCTATTATAATTTGAGGATTGATTTGATAGATTCAATAGCTTTGCTAATCTCATCTTTGTAAGCATAACCTACAGATACTCCAGCTATTAAACCAATAATAAATATAATCATATTATTTCTTATTTAATTGTGAAATAAAACTACCATAGTATTCTGCACTTCCCAAATGATTTATTGGCGTACTTATGTCTGTCCAGATCTCAAAGCCGCACTCTTCAGCTAATCTGCAGAAGTAATAGTCTTCAGATAAATATCTATTCACGCCATCTTTCTCTTTGTAAATCCCAACAGGGAAAAAATCAAACGCATTGTCTGATCCTTCTATACCTGTTCTTAGATCTGGTTTGTATTTAAGATGCGGATTCTTATCTATGATAGTAGTAAAAACCTCACGCTTGATCATCATAAATCCTGTGGCAGACTCTTTTACCCTTGCGAATCCCCCCTTAAATTCTGTGTTTGGATATAGATTGACATTGAACTGCAATAAATAATCACGCATTGTTTTCTCATCTATATTATTATTTTCTTTGATACGATCTAGTAACTGCTGCCAATAGAATCCTTTCACAGGATATGTACAGGTAACAACTTCTCTATTAAACTCTATAACTCTTAATATATTCTCTAATGTAAAACCTATATCTGAATCTATAAATAATAGATGTGTACCTTTAAAATCTTTGTTATCTAAAAATTTAGTAACAAACTTATTCCTACCTCTTGAGATCAAAGATTCTGTTGGTAGAGTTTCAATCCTAAGATTGTGTCCCATATCGTTTAAAGGTTTAATACAATTAAATAATGAATGAAATGTCATGTTACTGATGTTGCCACCATAACATGGTATCGCTATCAAAATATTCATTTTACTTTATTAAAGTATTCAATACACTCAGCTATAGTTTGTTGCCTAATATATTCATCTCTTATTTCTTGTGATGTAGGTTGTGGCAAAGGAGAATCCCATCTATCTATAATAAACTCACCAGCAGAAGTTAAATCATAACTTGCGTCAGGTGCTAAGGATTTCATTACTGTATTAATACCCCAAGCAAAACCATTCTCATTAGTGTATCTTTTTATTGTAGCTTCAATAGATAATTTTCTAACTGTCATTTAAATTGTTTACCAGTTACCCAAGTTACTAAAGAATTTCTTTCCCCTTTAGTTACTGGCATAACTTCATGTAATACATAAGAAGGAAACATAATTAATGTTCCTTGTGTTTTATCCATAAGAGTTCCTTTATCATCTTCATATAAATAAAGTTCTCCACCTTCATATTCTTCAGGATTTGTAAGTTGAATAGATATAGATAATTTTCTAACTGCTATATTTATTCCTCTATCAACATGTTTACCATATTTACCAGAGGGTGCTTCATAATTTGTAAACTGAAATCCTTCATTAATTCCAAACAAATCAAATTTAAAAAACCTTTCATTAAGATTTAGTGTAATGTCAGTTACTCTACGAAATACCCAATCCATACCATCAACTGGATATAACCAAGATATTTTAGAATCTCTAACATCTTTTGTATTTCCTCCTTTAGTCTTTCCTTTAATTAAACCTTTATCTTTAGCTATGTTAATGATTGTTTGACATTCTTCTTTTGAAAATGCGTTATTCCAAAATGCGTAAAATTCAATTTTATCTAATTGAAAATTCCAAGATGAATTTTCAAATTTAGGTTCGTGAATTTTTATTACTTCTGACAAATTCCTTCCTTTCGTTTTTTAATATACTATACTTCTAATATATCCCAAGATTGATTTTGTTCGTTCCAATTATATTTATTATTATCCTGTGGATAAGGTATTGGAGATTCCCATAAACAAGTTTGTTCATTTAATACCCAAGAGTTAAAAGGTTTTTTAGGTATAAAAGCATCTCTATCTTCATCATAAGTATAACCTATTCCTGCATGATTTTTTCTTAAAGGTGTTCCATTGTTATTATGTATTCCACCAATTGTATTATAAGATGTTTGAACCCACAAAGGATAACCAGTTAATTTTGTTAAAAAATCTATACCAATAGCTTCTTGTTCAACTCCATTAGAGTCATGAAGAACTTCATTAACTACTGATTGAACTTCAATCACTTTTCCATTTAATCCTATTTTTGCAAAACTAGCCATTATGTTGTGTAACTCCCTGAACCATTAAATGTTAAAACTGTTTTTCCTGAAACTCCTGTAGCAACAGTTGGAGATCCAGTTGTAGTTGTTGAATAATCTCCATCTGGCATACTTAATATAACAACTCCTTTTCCTCCAGCACCACCTGTACCACTAGCTGTTCCACCTCCACCTCCTCCAGTATTTACTGTTCCTGCTGTTGCATCTCCTGCAGCAGCAGCTCCACCACCTCCTGCTCCACCAGCACCATTTACATTATCACCTCTACCTCCACCACCTCCTGCTCTTGTAACTGAAGAACCTGTAATTGAAGAAGCTGTTCCAGCTCCTCCTGCACCACCAACTTGGGAAGGTGAACTTTCACCAACAGCACTAGCTCCACCACCACCACCACCAGCATTACCAGAAAATCCAGATCCTCCATTATTTCCTTGACTTGGTGAAGTACTTGGTGTGTTTCCATTTCCTCCTGCATTAGCACCAGAACCACCTCCTCCAGAACCACCATTTAAACCTACTGAAACACCTCCACCGCCTCCACCTCCAGCAGAAGTTATCGTTGATAAACCTGTGCCTGAAATAGATGAGTCTGTACCAGAAGTACCTTGACCATTTGTACTTGCTCTTCCTGCACCACCATCTCCTACTGTTACTGTAATTACTGTTCCTGGTGATACTGTTTGAGTTGATGTTCTATATCCTCCAGCACCGCCTCCTCCTCCATCACCTCTACCACCACCACCTCCTCCAGCTACTACTAAAAAATCTACTGAATAAGTTATTGGTGCTAAGGCATCTGTTCCTTCATTAATTCCTGAATAAGCTAACCAACCTTGTGTTGAATCTATATAAACTAATCTTACTCCTTCTCTTTCACCAGATAATTTTAGGTTAGATGTTCCACCTTCTATTTTACCACCATTAGGATTAATAGTTAAAGCAAAGGTATCAAAAGTTCCTGCGTAATCTAAAAGTATAATTTCATCTCCAGCACTTGGAGTTGCGGGTAATGTTACTGTAAATCCTGCAGAAGTAGTATTACAAAAATATCCTTTATTAGCAGTAGCAGTAAATCCTGTTGTTTTAACAGTTGTGTCCCAATCAGCAGTTCCATCTGATGTTAATGTTGTAAATGATAAGTTACCTGAACCATCAGTTTTTAATACTTGATTTGCTGTACCATCAGCATTAGGGAATTTAATTCCATCTAAATTTAATTTACCAGTACCCTTTGGAGTAAGTTTAAGATCAATATTTGTATCATCTCCAGTAGCTGATATTTCTGGTGCATTACCAGTAGCAGAATTTGTTACTGTAATTTCATTAACAGCACTTGCTGTTTCTGCAAATTTAACTAATTCTAATGTACCATCACCAATAGATTGTCCATTGACATCTAACATACCACCAAGTTGTGGCGTTGTGTCTTGTACTAAATCTGTAATACCACCTGATGTAATTGCTACCCAAGCAGAACCTGTATAATATTTTAAAACATTACCTACTGAATTGTAATATAAATCTCCTGCTGTTAAAGCATCACCATCATTATCTACTGTAGGATCATCTGTTTTTGAACCTAAGTAAACATCTTCAAAATTATCTACCAATGTTATTGCTGTATCTCTTGCGGCATTAGCTGCATTGGCTGCATCAGAAGCAGTGTTTGCAAAGTTGCTTGAGTTGTTAGCAAAGTTACTAGAATTTGAAGCATGATTGCTAGAGTTGTTAGCAAAGTTGCTAGAGTTCGCAGCATGGTTAGAACTATTAGACGCATGATTAGAACTGTTTGAAGCATGGTTACTTGCATCATTAGCTGAATTAGAACTGTTGTTTGCAAAGTTAGAACTATTCGCTGAATGATTAGATGAATTACTTGCATGATTAGATGACGCATTTGCAGAGTTACTAGAATTGTTTGCAAAATTAGAACTGTTAGATGCGTGATTAGAACTGTTGTTAGCAAAGTTAGAACTATTAGCAGAATGATTAGATGCAGAGTTTGCACTGTTGCTAGAATTGTTTGCAAAGTTAGATGAGTTTGCTGCAGAGTTTGCAGATGCGTTAGCATTAGCACTTACACTTGCTTCAGAGTTAGCAGCATTAGATGCACTATTAGAACTATTGTTTGCGAAATTAGATGAGTTACTAGCATGGTTTGCTGAAGCGTTAGCACTATTAGATGAATTGTTAGCAAAGTTTGAAGAGTTGGATGCGTGATTTGCAGCTGCGTTTGCACTGTTAGTTGCAGATTGTGCATCAACAATTAAATCCCATTTAGCTACATCAGTATTAGAACTGATAGGAGTAGAACCTGTAGATGTGTGAGTTGTGTTACAAAGATATACGTTATTGTTAGATGAATCTTTTACAATATCCCTAGCATTAAAAGTAACACCAGAACTCCATGAACCTCTATTAGTTCCAAGTTCTTGAGTAACTGATATTTCTCCATTAGTATCAAATGCTAAAATCTTATTAGCACGAGCAGTAGCACCCACAGTAAACTCTGTAGATGTCATTGTATTTGTTTTAGATAATTTTAAAGATCTTGTTACTTCTTCTTGCAATTGTTGAATTGCCATTGTTGCTCTGTCTAATCCTTCTTCATGGGATTCAGCAGGGAATGGATCGTTAGCAATATAATCTATTGCTTGTGTTTGTGGAATGTTACGTCTTAATACAACTGTTTGTGTTGAGGTTGGAATGTTACCAGATGTAAATACAACTGTACCACCTGTAGATACACCAGCACCTGTAACTGTATAATGAGTTGTAATAGTCTTAATGGTTTCTGTACCATTAGCAGCACGAATGATTACTTGAATATCTGAGTCTTGGAATATCTTAAATGTATATGTAAACGTGGTAGTTGAGCCATCACCACTATAACTGTTCTTAACTGTAGTTGAAGATATTGTCATAAAGTTCCTTTATTATATTTTAATGTTTGTGTCTATATTATTTAATATCTTTTATTGCTTCTAAAGAGTATTTACTTATATCAATCATTTGACGATACATTTCATCTATTAATTGTCTTTTCTCATTAGGAGTAAATAATTTACTGTTATAAATACTTCTAATCCTTTGATCATTATCTTGTATTATTTTGTAACTTGATTTTAAAATAGATGCTTCTACTGGAAGATTAACTATCAATTTATTTGCTTCGTCAAAGTTACCAGACTTTTGTAACTTATCTATGGTATTAAATATTTTATTAACCTTTTCATATTTATCATAGAACGTAGTTATATATTCAGAACTAGCTGAAGGATTACGAACAACAAAGGCTCTTATAATTGGAATATCTGATAATGTTTCTTCTGGTTTAATAGGATCATCTACAATACCAGAAGCAATCAACGCTTTATCTAATACTGATGTAAATGTTCTACCTAATGTACCAGTCCAGTTATTAATAGTTGATTCAATTCTAACAGGAGAAGATATTCCAGAATACTCACCAGATATTTGTCTAATTAACTTTCCTAATATTTTAGATGTTTCAGAAGTATATTCTGTATATTGATATTCAGGAAGTACACCTTCTAAAGATCTTGGCACGATTGGTTTTTTAGTAAATAAACTTTTATTACTCCATGCTTCTACTAGAGGCTTAGCAATATCAGGAACTGGAATTAAACTTGTTGCATTATCAAATGCTAAAGTTTCTATAAATTTTTTAATAGCAGTTGGATCTTTTGTTTTAACAAAATCTAATGCTCTCTCTGGTAAAGTTCCAAATATATAACCTAATTCAAATGGCTTAGGTATTCTCCAAACAATAGTATCTTTACCTTCACCAGTAATTACAATCCAAAATAAATCTTTTTGCCACTGTGGTAATTCTTTATATCTCTCATCTTCATGGTTTGCGATCCAAAGAAGAATAGATGGTAAAGTAATACTAGCACCAACTGTATATAATGCTTTTGATCTTGTTTCTGGATTTTTAAATGTTTCATATAATTTTAAATAACCTTGAACTCTAGCATTAAAAAACGCAACTACAGAATTAACTGCAGACATTTTTGCACCCATTCTTTGAAAATCTAAAGATATATTTCTAGCTTCAAATCCAGCTCTTTCAACTGCTTGTTTATGATTTAATCCTTTTTTAATTGAATTTGTATAAGCCTTTTGAAACTCACCAAGTCTTGTTGCATTTTCAAAAAACTCAGTCATTATTCTTAATGCTTCTAATGGTTTGGTAACAACATTATAAACTGGTCTTGATGTTAATTCTTTTGCAATGTTTTTTGAAAAATAATTTCTATCAAATGCTACATAAGAAGATTGTAATGCACCAGATTTTATTAAATCTTGATATGTTTTAGATTCTTTTTCTTTTGCAAGTTTAGGAAATATTTCAGAACCCTTTGCATATATTTGCGTAATCATTCCTCTTACTGTGTCTAATCCTAGTTTAAATCCATTTCTGCTAAACACAGTTGCAGACATTGTATCTCTCATTGCGTTTCTTAAAAAGAACTCAGGTGCTAATGTAGCTCCAGCTCTTAATGTTCTTGTGGGTAAACTAATAATGCTACTAACTAATTTTTGTGATACATCAGTTGAATACTTCCAAGATCTAGATAAATCAGAACCTAAATCCCAAACTTCTCTTTTACCATCTCTAAATATAGCAACTTCATTTTTACCAAGTTGTTGTTGAGTTCTTCTAAATATTTCAAATCCTTCTAATGCAGTTTTATCTATTTTAGAAATATCAGTTACAACATTTTCTAATTCTTCTAATGTAATCTTAGTTCTTGTCATTTTAGGTTTTAATTTAGATACTTCTTTAAATGCAGTAGGATCTATTGTTTTAGTTTGTTCAACCATTTTAATAAATTCAACTAATGAACGATTGCGTTCTGCAAGAGTTACAAAATGTAATGTATTTTTATAAATACTTTCAATAGGGTCTGCTATTTCTTTTTCACTTCCTTTAAATCTTTTAAGTGGATTAGCAACTGATTTAGAAATTGTTCCATCTTTACCCAAGTCTTCTAATACTCTAAAGAAAGGAACGTAATCTTTGTTTGCTTCTAACATTGCATTATATGTTTTTTCATTTACTATTCCTGAATCTTTTAAATATTTTAATAAATTGTTTTGATATTCTCCTAATTCTTTAAATGTTTCTTTATATTTAATATCTAATTTTCTAACTGTATTTTCTGCTGCTTTTATATCAATACCAGTTTCATATCCTTGTTTAGATTTTTCTAATACTCTTCTAGAAACTGCATAAGCCTTAAATTCATTATAAGTTGTCATATCTTTAATGACTGGTTCTAATATTGTTGTTAATGGTTTACTTTTGTTTTCTAAACTTTTAAAATCTAATGTTCCATATTTTAAAAAATGTTCGCCTCTACCAATCATTCCAGGTTGAAGTCTAGCAAGTTCATAAGGATTAAGAGTTCCTTCTTGTGCTTTAACTCCTATTTTTTCAGCTTCTGCAACAGCTCTTGATATTGGATGTAATTTATCTAACCAATCAAAAACTAAATTGTTTTTTAAATCTTTAAAATTTGTTTTAATTTCTGTATTATTAGAAGATATTTTTTCTTGTACTTTAGCAATATCTGGATCTATAGATTTTTCTGATTTAATAGTTTCTACAACTTTTGGTGGTTCTACTTTTTTTTCAACTAAAGGTTCGTATGCTCTTGCTATTTCAATATTTTTACTTCCAACATCTTCTCTAATTGTTGGTTCTACAATAGAATCTTCATAAATTTCTGATGGTTTTTTACCAGTTTGTTTAACTTGATTTATAACTTTTCTTGCTCCAATTTCTCCTAAACCAAATGCTTTAAAGAAAAAAGTGGTATAAAATAATTCTTCTTTAGTTGGAACTTCTCCAGTAATTGCATAACCAGTTCCTTCAAAACCAGCTACTTGTGCCATTACTTTTGGAACAAAATATTTATCTACTCCAAGTACACTTGGAAGTTTAGATGCAACAACTAATTGTGCTGCTTCTGTAGCACCAGCTTTTATTCCTTCATTAGTAAATATTTTCCACCATTCTTCAAATGTATCTACCTCTCCTTTTTCTAAAGCTGTAATATACATTTGTCTTACAGTTCCTGGTATAAATCCAGCAGTAGCTATAGATCCAATTCCTCCAAGTGGTAATCCCATAGCAGCTCCTCCAAGATAAAATGGAGTATCTCCTAAAAGTGTTGCTGATCTTTCTATAAGTCCCTCAACTAATCCTGTATCTTGTGGTTCAGGAGTCGTAAATGCTTTTGGTAATTCACCTGTTGTATTATAAGCATCAATTAAAGAAAATATTTGTTTACCAACACCTCTTTCCCAATAAGTTTTTGGATCAAACTCTTTTCCAACTAAAACCTCACCTACAGCAGCTTCCGCTTTTTCTTTTCTTTCACCAATAGCAACAACTGGTTTTACTATTGAATCTTTAATTGATTGCCAATAACTTTTAATTTCTGTTGTATCTGGTTCTTTAATACCAAAATATTCATTAACTTCTTGAGCATTAAATCCAGCATTAAATAATTGTTTAGATTCTTTAGCAACGTAATCTTGAATTTCTTGGTCATTAAAACCAGCTTCTTTTAACTGATTTAGATCCATTTATTTACCTATTCTTTTTTTATAATCTGCTACAGATTCGCCTGGTAATCTTTGTGTTGTTACTTTTTTAATATCTTGTTGAACAACTCCTTGATATAATCCTTTCATAATATCTGCAGAGTCTGGAATATATTTATATAAATCTTTTGCTATATAATCTGGAGATTTTGGATTTAATAAATCATTTGTATTCTTTTTAGTTGCAATACCATTTTGAAATCTTGAATACATTTCATTATAAAAAACATCTAATCTATTATTATAATCAGAATCTAAATTTTTATAGTTGGGACTTTTCTTTACAGCTATAGATGCTTTATCAATAAAATCAAAAAACTTTTTATGCTGATCTACAAATTGTGGATTATCAATATTTTGAAACATTTTAGCAAATGTATTAAAAGATTCTTTAGAAAATTTATCATTTCTATCTAAGATAGATTTAGATGTTAATTCAAAACCAACTCTAAAATCTTGATATATGTTTTTAATATCTCCATTTAATATTTTTTTACTTACATCTAATACATTATCAAAGTCTGGAATTTTAGTTCCTTGACCAGCTTGAAGAGATTTATTTAATGCTAACATTTTTTCACTAAAAATTGGTATTCCTTTTATTTCTGGATCATTAAGAATGTCATCTTGAGAAACTGATTTATCAAACATTCCTTTAAATCTTTGTTCAGCTATTTTTGCTGATTTATAAGTTTGTAATTTTTCTATAAGATTTGATTGTTTAGTAATTTCAGATAATGCTTTATCTTTAAATTGTTGTCTTTCTTCACCAACTAAAGATGGATAAGCACCAAGATCAAAAGATTTATATGTTGCTGATGCGTCTAAATTAAGATTGTTATAAAAACTTCCAACTTCTATTTTTTTACTTAATGCTTGTTTATAAACATTAACTAAGTTTGGATCTACTGGATTATATTTATCATAAAAATTATTTAATTTATTTGGTAATTGTTTTATAATTTCTGGATTGTTTGTTTTAAATGCTTCAGCAATTTCTGTTGTAGTTGTTTGATCTAATATAGATTTAGTTTCTGTTTCTAATAATTTACCACTAGCATTTAATACTTGGTATTTAAATTTATATTCATCATCATTAAAACTACTTTGAACTAATGTTTTAAGATTTGAATTACTAATACCTGCTAAAGATTGATTAACTATATCTCTATATCCTTTTGAGAATGTTTCAGATGCAACTCTAGGATTAGATATGTTTCCAGAAACTCTAGTTAATTCAGAAATTTTATCTATGTTTGCATTTTTAATTTTTTGTGCTTCAAGAACATTAGATGCTTGTTCTGCTTTAGTATAATAATCAGCAACTACTGCACCAATCTTTGATAAAGTATTATCTAGTGGTGCTTGTATTCCAGTTTGAACAGCACCTACTTCTGCTGTTGGTCTTGCTTGTGTTGTAAATGTAGGGATTCTTGGCATTAGAATGATCCTGAGTATCCTGTTGGGTTAGATTGCCATTGTGCCATTGATGAAGCACCATCAAAACTTCCAGCACCTTTGAATCCACCACCCATTGTAAGTAAAGATGTTCCAGTTGAGAATAGTGTACTTAGTTGTGCAGATCTTGCTTGTTGTCTTGCAATCTGTCCCTGTATTCTATAAAAATTAGCTTCTTCCATTTTTTTTGCTTGACCAACTTTAGAATTATATTCCATAATATTTTTTTGTAATTGTGCTTCAACAGCATTAGCTCTTAATAATCTTAATCCAGTTCCACCTTCTAATGCTACTCCAGATTTTAATACTGATGTTGTAGTTGCACCTTGTATTTTATCAAATTGTTGATCAAATCTTTGTAAATCAAACTCTAATTGTTTTTGCATTTGAGCAGCTTCTTGCTCAGATATTTGTGCATTACGATTTTGAACTGCTTGATTAAATTTACCAGTAGCACCTTGTTGTTGATACTGTGCTACGCCTAAACCACCGACTGCTACTAAAGCTGCTGTTTCTAGTCCCATTAATATATCCTTGCCATTCTGTAATGATCAGCACCATCAAAACCATAATGCTTCATTAAACCTTCATTAGTAAATCCTAACCATTTAGCAAATCTAATTCCAATTCCAAAGTCAGCTCTTACTGCTGTTTGTAATCTTTTAATATTATTAGATGTTGCAAGATAATCTATGTTTTGCTTTACAGCCTTTGCAATAGTAATTGGATAATTCCAAACTTCTTTTTTAGCAATAAACCAACCTTCAGCAACATTACCCCATATTCTTTTCATACCTGCTGCAGCGATTACTTCATCATTAATTAATCCTGTAAATGCTAAATGCTCTTGTTCTAAATCCATACATTCTTTGTTGGTATCATTAATAATAAACTGTGCATCTTTTTGTGTGAGCATGTGGTTCATCTGTGATTGCATTATTATTTTACCATGATTTTGTTTATAAGGAATTATAATTAGTTTATTAACCATCATTTGTAACCAATTCTGGATATAACGATAAAACTGTTAAAGGTAAAGGTTGAGTTTGACGAACATAGATATATCCATCTGTTTCGTAATTGCCTCTAAACTCTACTTCCTTATCCCCAGTATATACAGGAATAGCTGTATCCATTAATTGTGCTGAGGATCTAAATGGAATAGTTTCCATATTAGATAAGTTTGGTCCAACCTCTACACCAATAGACTCATAAAGTCTAACTGTAATATTATATATTCTTTTTGTTTTAGCTTGTGATGTTCCATTTTGAGATCCAGCATCTATTCTCATAGTTTGTAATATTGATGTGTAAGGTAAACCAACTTTAACTTTAGTAGATGATCTTGCTAAAGTTATAGATCCACCAGTTACTGTTCTGTCAGGATGTGTTGAACCATTTGCAAGAACAGATACAGTTTGTCCCTCAAGATGATCTAAGCCAGTAATAGTAGTCGTTGCAGAACCAGAATAAGCAAGTTGTGAATCTAAGAAATTAAATGTTGTGTTATCTGTTTCTGTAAAATCAAATTGATTAATGTATTCTACATAACGTCTTGTAACACCAT